ATTAAGAGTAATAGAGCTTTATTAATTGTAGCACCAGTTGCTCAATCTGTGAAAGCTGCATTATTAATGAACAAGGTTAAGGGTAATATCAAGGTAAATATCATTGACTTACCAGGCTTTGGTCCTACTAAAAAAGACACAACTGAAGATTTAGCTATATTAACTGGAGCAACTATAATTAACGAAGAGTTAGGAGATGATTTAGATATAATGAAACCAGAACACTTAGGTGAAGCTGAATTTGCTGTAACAGATGATAAAAATACAGTATTAACATTAGGTGGAATGACAGATGATATTGAAAATAGAATAGATGAGTTAAATAAGAAGTTAGCAGAAGAATCAAATGGTTTTATGAAGAAAAAACTAGAACAAAGATTAGCTATGTTATCTGGTAGTGTTGGTATAATTAAAGTTGGAGCTAATTCTAAGGTTGAACTTAAAGAAAAGAAAGATAGAGTTGAAGACGCGATCTATGCTACAAAAGCAGCGCTTAAAGAGGGGATTGTTCCAGGAGGTGGTATTGCTCTTCTTAATGCTAAACAAAAAATAAAGACAGATAATGCTGGTAAGGTATTATTAGAAGCCTTATCCTCTCCATATAAAACTATCATGGATAACGCTGGATTATCATTAAGTATGGCTATGAAAGAAGGATATGGCTGTAACGTGGTAAATGGTACATTTGTTAAAATGATTGACGAAGGTATTATTGATCCAGTGTTAGTAACTAAGTCTGCACTTAAAAATGCTGTGAGTGTAGCTTTAACTGTGATGTCAGCTGATTGTGTAATTTCAAATATAAGAGTGGAAAATGCAAGCAATTAATGACTACGTTATAGTGGATAAAATAAAAGAAGGACCAAAGAAAGTTGGTGGTTTAATTTTAACAGATGAAGTAGATGAGACGAATAGATATAAAAAAGCTAAGATAGTATCTGTCGGAAATTTAGTTGAAATGGTAACAAAAGGTGATATAATATACTACGACGCTATGGCAGGACACGATATATCTTACGAAAATGATATGTATCGTGTTATAAGAATGAGGGATATAGTCATAGTGGAATAGTTACTATTTCTAAAAAGCATGTAATCTCTATAAAAGAGATTATACATAAACTATAAACCATAAACAATAAACAGAAAATCATAAATTAATTATAAACTTAAAAAAATTTTAAATTATGCAAGAACATCAAGGACACTTAACTGGTAAGTTTCTATATTTTATGGAAGAGACTGATGGCGCGTTTAATGCAGCTAACGATTGTGTAGCTATCCCTGTGGAAAGATTTAAAGGATTTACAAATAAATCTGGATCTTCTGCTGTAGATGAATTAACCATGGAGTTTGATCCAATGATCGGATATTCAGGATCACATGACGACGCAACGTTTGTTGCGGATAGTGTTGAGCTAGCAATAGCTGACAATAAACATAAGGAAGTTATGGAGGCTATACTAAATTTAATACATGGAACACATTCCGATGGTTTCATTGTTGTAGCAGATGATACAAATTCAGTATATGCAAGCCCTCACATTACAGGTTGTACAATAACAGTAACAGCTGAAGCTTAATTAATTATTAATACTTAAAATATAGAAAAATGATAAAAGAAAAATATTTATATTTCATGGATGAATCTGATGGAGCTTTTGATACTGCTTATGATAGCTTGTGTGTTCCTTTAAGTAGATTAAAAGGATTTAGAGCGCATGGTGATACTGATAAGTTAGAGATAGAGCTTAAAGCGCTAGTAGGTTATGGTAATAGTTCTGACGACGATACATTTGTCGCTGATCACGTTACACTTACTATAACAGCAAATAAACACAAAGAGGTTATACATGATATTTGTGCAGCTATAAACTCTGCTAAAGTTTATGACAAGCCTATGATCGCTATTTGTGATGCTGCAAACTCAGTGTTTGCTAGTAAGCATATAACTGGTTGCGCTACTAATGTAACTGCTGAGGCTTAATCCTGAATGAGATTAACTTCTCACGATTTACGTGATTTACAAATCCTTAAGTATTACAGGCTCGTTAGAAAATGGGCCTGTAAAACTTACGGGTTGACTGATGCGGATCTTGAATTACTAATATATTTAGATTGCAAGGGACGTTTTACAAGAAATGAATTTATCGACGGAACATATACCATGAGTTGGGATAAGAACCGTTGGGAAAGATTAAAGAGGAATGGTTGGATAGAAACGTGGAGACATAGAAACAGAACAACCATAAAATACTCTGTATTCAAAACCTCTTTTAAATGCTCACACTTAATTAGTAGAATATATCGAATACTCTTAGGTGAGGAAGATATACCTACTTCAGAGAAAAGTATATTTTATAACAACAAATCATACACCGATAAGGTAATGAATAAGTCTATCGATGATATGATAAAAGATAATGAAAGATGATAGGAAATTTAATAGGAAGTTTATTCAGCAAAGTAGTAAATAATGCAGAAGGAATACTTGACCAAGTTATTACAACGGACTCAGAAAGAGCTGAAGCTAAGCACGCTCTTAAACGATTATTACTCGACGCAGAAAAAGAAGCTTTCAAGCAAGAAGTCGAAGACAGAAAGAGCGCTAGAGATTTATACAAAGACGATGCGCTTATTCAGAAAATCCTTGCCACACTTTTCACGGTGGCGTATTTTGGATTAAGTTTTATGATGTTTAGATTCTTCGTTATGGGAGATTTAAACATGGGAGAATTTGAGATAAGTTTTATCTCAACAATATTTGGCGCAATGAGCGCGAAAGTTAATACGGTTGTCGATTTCTTTTTCGGCGGATCGGCTAAAAAGAATAATGAACAACAAAATAACAATAAATAATTATGGGAATAAATTCAACAGGAGTTGCTTATAACTTCGGACAATTAGGTAGCGCTTACACTGATTTAGCGTCACAAATAATAGTACCACCTAAAGATCACGTAATAGTTGCGATTCAAGCTGTATCTACAGCAGATGTAGTGCCAACAATTTTATTACCAGAGCAGCTAGATGGTAATGGCCCAAACTTTCCTCACTTTGGTTTAGAGGGTAGTGATGTTACTTTTATAAACGCCGCAAACACAGGTAACATCAACGGTGTTGTATCAGTAGCTTTAACAGATAACGCTGGTAGTAATATAACAACAGTAGAATTAAGTGCTGGCGCTAATACAAAAGTGAAACCAGGACAATTTGTGTTATTAGCAAATGCTAACGCACAAGTAGATGGTGATGGGGATGGTGACGGAGGAGGCACAGCTTTAGCTATAGATACTCAAACACCAACTCCAATATATAATGGACCAAATGCTAGAGGCGTTAAAATATCTAAAGTAGATGGAGCAAATGTTACGTTAGTAGGTCATGGTAGTACTACTTTCGCTGGAGTATCACCTAGTAGTCAAATGTTAATATGTATTGATGAATATCATGGAGCTGGTGGTATGGATGCTACTGGACTAGTTATATCCGCAGGCACAACTATATATGGTAGATGGACTTCATTTGCTACAACTGACTCGGATCCAGCAATTTGTTATTTTGGTAAATAATGGCACTAGGTAATAACGCGGGTAAAGGTACCGCTAGACATAAAGGTCAAACAATTAGATCAATTAAACAACGTAGAGTTGCTAAAGACTACACAGAGATTCAGGCTTCTGCCGTGAGAGGTAGTAGCGCTTGTTCAGAGAGTAATCTTAATGTAACTTACTATCATGATGGTTCTCACGTTAGTGGTTTACCAGTTAATGCAGGTGATAAGATTTATACAAGAAAACGAGCTAATTCGAAATTTCATCCTGTAGATGGGCATATTAAAGTAGGTCCTGATAGGGGAAGATATAGTAATATACAAGTTCAAGATGGAGCGGTGCGTGCTCCTGGAGGAATAGTTTGTCCTTAAATAACAATTAATAATTAAATTAAATAAAATTAAATAAAATGGCAAGAAATAAAGAAAAAGTATTAGACGTAAAAGAAAGAAAAGAAAAGGTTTCAAAAGAGCATTTAGATGAAATGTTACAAGTTGCAAACAAAATAAATGCTTTGCAATTTAATATAGGTAGACTAGAATCTCAGAAACACAAACTTTTACACGAATTAGCCTTAGGCAATGATACGATTTCATTGGTACAAGATAAAATGGTGAAAGAATATGGTACTTATGATATAAATCTAACTGATGGAACTATTAACTGGCCTAAAGATGAAAAATAATATAATTAGAAAAATCACTATAGGTAAAGACTATAAGAATGATTCCATGCATTACTCTGTTGGACAAGAAGTTTATGGAGGACATAAGATCTGTGATATAATAGAAGAAGAAGATAAATACTGTATTTATATTAAAAAAGGAGATATAGTTATACCTTGGAAAGATTTTAATAAAAATATGGCTATATCAATTGAGTATAATCTAGAATACTAATGAAAGCTTATAAAGAATTTATAGTATCACCTATTGGAGAAAGATATAATAATTCTAAAAAAGTTGATGATAAAGAACTTATTTTAAATACTGAAATATTTAATCATCAATACTGTAATAGGAATGCAAAAATAATCGCTACTCCATTATTATTTCAATCACCTTTAAATGTAGGTGATGAAGTAATAATACATCATAATGTATTTAGAAGATGGTTAGATGTGAAAGGAGTTGAAAGAAATAGTAGATCTTATTTTAGAGATAACAAGTATTTAATATCAGAAGATCAAATATTTCTTTATAAAAATAATGGTTGGAAAGCTATGCCTGGATATAGTTTTATTAAACCAATTAAATCAACTAATCCATATCATTATAGGTTAAATCTAAATATAGAGAAACCACTAACTGGTATAATAAAGTATTCTGACGGTACTTATAATAAAGAAGAGTTAGTTGGTTTTACACCTAATAGTGAGTACGAATTTATTATTGATGGTGAAAGATTATATAGAGTTTTAAATAAATTTATTACAATTAAATATGAATATCAAGGAAACGAAGAAGAATATAATCCAAGCTGGGCACAAAGCAGTCGAAGAACTAATTAAAGTTGCTAGAGAGGAAATAGTTGATTCAGACGAAGATATATCAGCAGATAGATTAAAGAATGCTGCAGCTACTAAAAAACTAGCTATATTTGACGCTTTTGAGATATTAAACAGAATCCATGAAGAAGAAGCAATGCTTGAAGGAAAACCAATAGAAGAAGAGAAGAAAAATACTTTTAAAGGATTCGCAGAAGGAAGATCTAAATAATGTACGAACAAACGTTATATAAGGTTATAGAACCAATAAAGTTAAACACTTTAAAAAGATTGAATAAATCTAAAAAGTGGAAGTATGGCTATAATAAAGAAAATGATGTTGTAGTTATATCCAAAACCGGAATGATAGGTGAGATATTAGAAATTCAAGGTTTTAAAATAGCGCTTCCAAAAGAACCTAAAGAAGTTTATTCTTGTAGTAAAAATAAATCAGAGCAAAAATGGAGACAGTTCCCTGCTAACCCTGATTTCAAAAGAATTAAAACAGTGTTCGATTGGCAAGGATATCCAGATGAATTTAAAGAAAAACACTATAGTTATATAGACGAAGAGTTTAGGAGAAGAGAAGAAGGGTTTTGGTTTATGAACAACGGGAAACCAACATACTTAACTGGCACACATTATATGTATCTTCAGTGGAGTAAAATAGATGTTGGAGCTCCGGATTTTAGAGAAGCAAATAGATTATTCTTTATATTTTGGGAAGCTTGTAAGGCGGATAGTAGAAGTTATGGAATGTGTTATTTAAAAAATAGACGTTCTGGATTTTCTTTTATGAGTTCAGCCGAAACAGTTAATCAAGCTACATTAGCTAGTGATAGTAGATTTGGTATATTATCTAAAACTGGTGCCGATGCGAAAAAGATGTTTACAGATAAAGTGGTACCTATAAGTTTAAATTATCCATTCTTCTTCAAGCCGATACAGGACGGTATGGATCGACCAAAGTCCGAACTCGCTTACAGGGTGCCCGCTAAAAAGTTTACTCGTAAAAAGATGAGGGAACGAGAGGAGCAAGATGATATGGAGGGACTAGATACCACTATAGATTGGAAAAACACAGGTGATAATAGTTATGACGGTGAAAAACTTTCTTTATTAGTACACGACGAAAGTGGTAAGTGGGAGAGACCTGATAATATAAAAAACAACTGGAGAGTTACAAAAACTTGTTTACGGTTAGGTAGTAGAATCATAGGTAAGTGTATGATGGGTTCAACAAGCAACGCTTTAGATAAAGGAGGAGATAATTTTAAAAACTTATACTATAATTCAGATGTTACACAAAGAAACCGTAATGGACAAACTAAGTCAGGATTATATTCTCTGTTTATCCCTATGGAATGGAACTATGAAGGATTTATTGACGAATATGGACAACCCGTGTTTAACACTCCTGAACAAGAGACATTTGATCCACATGGAATAGAAATAGAATATGGAGTTATAGATCACTGGGATAACGAAGCAGAAGGATTAAAAGATGATCAAGACGCTTTAAATGAGTTTTACCGTCAGTTTCCAAGAACTGAAGAACATGCGTTTAGAGATGAAACTGGAAATAGCTTATTTAACTTAGTTAAGATATATGAGCAAATAGATTATAACGAAGGAAATAGAAACTCATCAGTATTAACACCAGGTAATTTTCAATGGGCTGGTGGAGTAAAAGATACTAGAGTGATATTCGCACCAAGTGCTAACGGTAGATTTCGTGTTAGTTGGATTCCAAAAGCTGAATTACAAAACAGTGTTATAATAAAAAATGGAGTGAGACATCCAGGTAATGAACACTTAGGAGCTTTTGGTTGTGACTCTTACGATATATCAGGAACAGTAGATGGTACTGGATCAAAAGGAGCTTTACACGGATTAACTAAGTTTTCAATGGAAGACGCTCCAGCAAATACATTTTTCTTAGAATATATAGCAAGACCTCAAACTGCTGATATATTTTTCGAAGACGTACTAATGGCATTAGTATTTTATGGAATGCCAATATTAGCAGAGAATAACAAACCAAGGTTGTTGTACTACTTAAGAAGAAGAGGCTATAGAGGTTTTAGTATGAACAGACCAGATAAGGTTTGGAACAAATTATCAGTTGCAGAAAAAGAAGTTGGTGGTATACCAAACTCTAG